TTTTCTTTGGCTTAACCGTGTTGCCTAGGGCTTAAATTACTGAATGTTTATTATGCTTATCTCCTAAACACACTGCAAAGATATTAATATTTTTCCGTTCCACCAAAACTTTTCCCGAAAGATATTAATATTTTAACTTTTATTTGCTGTTTATGATGTAAACATAGCTATTTTCAGTCGTTATCAGTCGTTTTTTACATCGTATGTCAATAAAAGTGTTCTTCGCACAAAAATGGGCAGGAAAACGCTTTTCTTGCGTCCCTGCCCTTTCTAAAAAAATGATATTATGATTGAACCTATTGAACTCTCTTCTTGATGCGCTCCTTTATCCAGTTAAACGCAAGAAGGAACAGAAACAGAATCACGCAATCGCCAGCGAATAATCTTATTTTGTGCCAAGTGCTCGCTGGCTTCTCTACCTCCTTGGTCTTGTATCGGTTCACGTAATGCTTGACTTTTACGGTGTCGGTCACGAAAACGTAGGTGTCGCCCACGATGGTGTCCGTCTTGGTCGTTGTCTTCCACCTGGTGGTCGTAAGGTTGTGCCATCGCTCCTTTATTACGGTGTCGCCCTTGATGTACACCAGTACGCTGTCCTGCTTGAATACGCTGTCGTGCTGCCGGGTGTCCTGCCAGTGGATCTGTCGCTGGCTCACGCTGTCACGTCTTACACTGGTGTGTGCGCTATCGCGATAAACTGTGTTATTTGCAGCTGTTTTTGCGCAGGAACAGCCCAAAATCAAAAGTGGGGTAATTATAAGCACGGCGAGAAATAACGCCACAGAACGCAAATTTCGCCCTTTTCTTGAATTTTCCATACTTTATAAACGTTAGATTGAAGTGTTTATTGTGTAAGCATCTTAATTTTCAGAACTTCCTTGGCTCGCTTCAAATACTTTTCGCATTCTGCCAGCCCCTTGTACCCTCCGTTTATCTTCCTTCGGATAGCCTTCAAGTTGTCTTGGTCTGCCAACTCATTGCAGCCGAAGGTGTCGAATACCCACATCGAGGATTTCGTTGCACCGAATGGTCGTTCCAAAAGTTCGGGTGTGCCAACAACATCGAAGCCGCAATAATTGGAATACTTCCGGTAGTTGGCTCGCCCGGTAATCTGTATCAATCCTCTGCCCTTGTACTTCACGCCATCGCCCTGCTGGGTGTTTCCGAGGTCTTTCCTGCCCTCGTAGGCTCTGCCGCTTGCAAGCTCCTTGGTGTATCTCAGCTCGCCCGATTCGTGAGCTATCTGTGCGAGATAGTGCGCCATTCGCAAAGGAGTATTGATGCGGAAATGCTCCGCCCATCCGTTGATGATAGGAAGGTAGGTGTCTGCCTTGCTGCCTGCATTCGGCATTATCTTTACCAGTTGCGCTCTAGTTACCCTCATTATCTCCTCCTTTCTTCCGCTCTTCCTTCATTATCTCGACAACCGCCTTCGCAATTTCATCCTTATTTTCGAGGATCACCTGCATCGTGCGGTCTTGCTTGCGTATCTCTGCCTTCTCGTATGCCTTTTCCCGGATGCTCTTGAACTCGCACATAAGCAGATACACCGTCCAGGCGATGGAGAACATAGGGAAGGGAGAGATAATACACGTAGCAACGTCCATAAGCGAAGCAATACCGAATGTCGGAAAATACTTCTTCGCCTTGTCGCACGTCTTCTTCAAGCCGGTTGACGTTCTTGCAATATGCAGTTCCTTCGCCTTCTGTATGCCTGCTATCAAGTCAATTGTCATCGCTATCAGAATCGTAGCGAAACAGATAAAAATTACTAGGGCGCACAGATCTAGGTGGTGCACCTGAAAATCGTGAAAAACTTCGCTCATATCAATTTATTTTTTTGGTTTATTCCAATTTTTCCCAGTCGATGGTCACACCCTTCCCGATGATGTCTGCCGTCCACCTGCAGAATGCCATACCCTCGTATCCGTCTGGATCACTGGCTACGGCAATAGCATACTGTACGCAGTCGCTCTCGGTCTTGATTACCTTAGGATAGAAGTCCGCATAAGCCATATTTGCCAAATAGAGAATATCCCCGATAGTCGTGCCCTTGGAGATTATCTCGTTGTTTGTCGCCAACCGGATTTCGTCAACAGTCCATCGGTGGCTCGTTCCATCTACGTTCTTCATCTGCTCGCTCGCCTTGATTGCTAGCTGCTTCGTGAAGTGGTAGCCGTGCTTGGCAACGTATGCCACGTACCCACTGGCTCCCATCAAAGCCTTTGCTGCCTTCTCGTATGGCAAGCTGTGGATGATGTCGCTCTCTTGGTGCTGGTGTCGCTCTTCCTCGCTATCGCAAGAATGGCGCAAAACGATGATTTTCTTCATTGTGCGCCCTCCTATCCTAGCTTGTCGAGTAATTGCTTAACCATGCCACGAATGCCGCTTATATCGCCCTCAAGTGCCTTGAAACGCTTTTCGGTTTCCTGCTTCTCCTTGATTGCCGGGTTCAAAGCTGCAAGCAGTTCCTCGCCCTTGGCTTTCCGCTCCTTGCTTGGCTCGTATGCCTTGATTATCTCATCGGCTTCATTTACCAATTTCCCAACTTCGGGCAAAAGGTCTGCCTTGTCGGTTGCCAGTACGGTTTCGCCTGCAAAGGTTACTCCCAGGTGTTCGGGGATGGTATAGATGGTCTGCTTTCCCTCCACCTCGATTGTTACGTCTCGCATTGGCTGTCCGCTGCTGGAAATGGTTGCGATGCCAGTGTTGATGTGCGGCTGGTTGTCTACGACCTTGCCTTCCTTAACTTCCACCGTCTGCTTGTCTAGCAGATAGACCGGGTGATTTCTTTGAATATTCTTAAATTCCATAATGCGCTCTTTTTAGATAATTCGATAAATAGACAAAAAGGGGTCTCACCGATAGCACGGTGAGTTGCCCCTTGATAGATTTTGTTTAGACCTCCTACGCTCCAGTGGTGGTTGTGGTGGTCTTCAACGCTGCAATAAGTTCAGCGTTCTGTCTCTGCTGGCTCAACTCCAGGCGTGCATCGTTGTACTTCTGCTGCAAATCCTGCTGCCAGTGATTGTTCAGCACATCGATAACTCGCTGGGTGTTGTCTTGGTTCGAGCGGATGATGTCGCACTTGTCCTGCTGAAGCTGGAAACCGAGTGCCGAGAAGCCTCGCTCTATGCTGCGGTTGTTGAAATCGAATCCTCGCTGCATTGAGTTCTGGATGTCCTTCTGCCCCAGCTGGTTCTCGTAGCCCATCTTGATGATGTTCTGCTGGGTCTGGCAGCAACAGTCCTTCAACTGCTGGATGATGTTGAGGTTTCCGAGGTTCGCTGCGTTGATTACTCGCTCTGCGCTGAAACCAACCTTGCCGCCTACATCTTGAATTGCTGCCTGCACGCCACAGACTGCATTCTGCAGCTGGTTCATATCGCAGTTAAGATTCTGCGCAAGCTGACCAAGAGCAACGCCGTTGCCCTTCACTGCGTCCATCAGGAGAGCCGTATTATTGCCGTCCTGCATCTGTGTGCGAAGGCTCGCAATCTGATTCTGCAATTCCGTGTCCTGCAAATTGCCGCCACGGTTATTCCAGTCTCGCATCCAAGCCATCATCATCATATAGGCAAACGGGTTATTCATCCAGTTGCCCATACCACCGTTCATTGCTGCCAGCATAGTCGCTGGATCATTGTCTCTACCTCTAGCGAGCAAAGCTGCCGCCAGGTTGTCATTGCCACCGTCCCCAGTGCAATAAACTTTCTCGATTGTGTCTGCCATAAAATTTTGAGTTAATTATGTCGTGGAAGCCAAATATTGGAATCCGCTGCAAAGATACTCTGATTTTTGGCTCACTCCAAAAAGTTAGTGCAGGTGTATTTATCGAATTATTTTCAAAGAACGCTTTTGGTTATTTTCTTTTTGTTTTTGATTAAACACAAATCGGCTCAACGTCCTTGTTTAGCAAGGTCGCTTGTGCCGTGGCAAGTCGATAAACTCGAGACGTGCCGAGATAAGTGTAAGCCATCTTGCAAAGATGCCTAACAGCTGGAACGGTGCGGTTTAATACGGTCGCAATGGTCGTTATGCTGAATCCTGCGTGTATCATCTGCTCAACGACCATGCATCGTGTCATTACGAGGTTTTCTGCTCTCGACTTGCCGAGAACGTCTTCTCTCGTAATGCTCAACTCTCCGTTCTTAAGTTCAATAGCACAACACTTGATTACGTTGTCTATAACTCGCCATAGTTCTTTCTCCTTGTCATTCATATATAAAAATGTTTTAATCGTTTCCCAACATAGAATCAATCATTCCGTCAATGGCTTCATCGGTCATACTCTTCTTAATAGAAGGATCTGCGCCAATTGACTTCATCATCATAGCTACCCAGGGGTTGTCACTCTCCAAAGTGGATTGTATCTGCTCCTTGTATGCTTCGTGAAGTTCGCCCGATTCCTTGAAATCCAAAAGAACCGTGTGCAACGCTTTTGTCACGTAGTTATCCATCAGCAAGGGATTGTCCCTTGCCGATGAAAGCTTGGTAAGAAGCACTGCCAGTGCCTCATGTAATTGTTTCTTCTTCATATTGTCTTATTTTTAATTTATAAAGTCAGCTACTTAGAGTTCTAGGCATTTATGGTTACACCATTCATCGTTATTGTTGTTGGAGTCCATGATAATGGTCCTTTAGTAATAGAGCCATTAAATGTTACTTTTCCCCAATTTGCTCTAGAGCCAGTAATTTGTGCAGAGCTACGACCAGCAGAACGTTGTGCCTGTACAAATGATTCTATCGTTCCACCAATACCACTATTTCCGATTCCTATATTTTTCAAGTTTACAAGACTACCTAAATTTATAATATCACCAGTAACTTGTGTAGAAGCTAATGATAATGATGTTAAGTTAGTTAATGTATTAAACCCATTAATGCTTCCAGTAACTTTGGTACTATCCGAAACTAAGATTTGTAATTTATTTAATACATTTAACTTTGATATATCTCCAGTAACTTGCGTACCTCCGAACTTAAGAGTCGTCAGACTTGTTAATTTAGCAAACTTTGATATATCTCCAGTAACGTGCGTACCTCCTACACTCAATGTTTTGAGATTCTTAGGAAATTCATCTATTAAATCACAATTCAATATAGCGTCATTAATATCATGACCATAATTATCAGCTTGTCCTATATGTTCAATAGCAGAAAACTCATCAAATAATTTTTGAATATTAATAGCAATATGCTTTACTGAAGATGAATATGTAATATTAGTAGTCTCATATTTATCAACAGCAATACAGTATTCTCCATTTGATTCTGGAAAAAGAAAAACATCTTTATACGTATTGGATAATTGAATAGAGTCAACTTTTACTCCATTTTGAGTATCTGATAACTTAATGTTATCAGATGCAATAATAATAGAACCATTCTTTAAAATTAAATGCTCTGGAGTAGCATTGCTATATCCATCTAAAACTATTATTGGTATTTTTACATAACCAATAGGCACAACAGATTTTGATTCAATCGCACCTGGTGCGATTATTTGTAACATATTATTCATTGTTGTCATTTTTAAATATTAAACATTTGATTAAACTTATCTCTAATTGTATCACTATCTATAGAACAAATTGTAAATTTACTTACATAAATATGTCGTCTAGAATTTGTGAAACTCATATATAACTCTCCTTTATACTTCTGCATATAAGGATAGAAATAATCTGGTACTTGTGCAACTTGCACATCTTTACTTCTAATTAGATTATCCTCATCTATGAGCATAATTGCTAAATGATTTCTATCCATTGGAGAATGAATGAGATAGAGTTTATTATTATACTCTATGAAATCATATCTTGATTGCCCATCATTTATATAAATAGGACTATGCCATTTATTAGTTGACAAGTCAAACCAAGTAAGGAAAGCATAAGGTGTATCATATTGCTGTCTGCAAAAATAAAATGCCTTGTCATTTTTAATATACACCGCATTTTCCCATTGCGATTTATTCTCAAACGATGGTATTGAGACAAATTCCCATGTTATTAAATCAGTAGATTTAATAATGCAATTAAACTGACCAATATACATTCCTGTATAATAATATACAACTCCGTTTTCAGTTCTAGATGATAGCTTTTGCATGATACCAATATCTCCTGCTAAAGGCTTGTGCTCAATATTGTATTTAGCAAAAACATCATTTAAATCGTTGCTTGAAAAATCGACTATTGTATCAAATACTTTAAACTTATTGATTGCTATATCACTAAAAGATTGTGTACTAATATCGTATGTCTTATATACTCTATAGTAAATATCATCTAATGTACAAGTCCATGCTAGAAACAAAGTATTGTCATCCTTGCGAAGCAGCACAATATCATAAAGATAATCAATATGTTTTCCGTTTATCAATATTTCTTGCACTTCATTTCTTTCTGCTACGGTTTTTGTATAGCATAAGTCATAATACTTATAAGTAGAAGAATCACTTATAGTATTCAAAGGACATATAACAAATCTAGCAGTATGCTCAGATGGAGTTTCACCATAGTTTATCGTATTCACATAATAAGTTGCATATAGCACATCATTTATGATACAAAAAGTTGAAACATGAACCATCTTATCGCCTTCTTTTTTAAGGTCTGCTACATGATTCATCAATTCTTTTCTAAACTTCAAACCATTAATGTATGCTTCTATTTCTTCATCTGCCGTTTTTACTCCATAAGTAAACTTTTGTGATTCTTCAATATTCGCTATCTTTATATCTGAATTGCTTATATTTACAATAGCATAAGGGTTACTTATTCTATCTAAATTAGCATTAATAACTAAAAATGAAGCTGTAATCGGTGCAACCAATACCGTATCATCTAACTTTTCGGCATTTTCTGATTTTTCCAAAAGTCTATATTTAGAATCAAAAAAACCATAAGCACGAGGGCTGCTTCCTCCTACAGTTGAAACCCTTATTTTTTCATAAGGATTCACATTGAGAATTATATGCTTATAGGTTGGTAGGTTTCCTACAGCTGCCTTAAAATCACATACTTCTCCAATAGCAATGTTACCAAAATTAAACTGATAACTCAGGAAGTCAGAAACACTCTTTTTGGTTGTATTTTCAATGTCCAAAATGTTTTTTATTTCACTAATAGATGTTTCATTTACTTGGACTTTTGAACTTATATTAGCAACATCTTTCAGTGCTTCTTTCAAATTAATGTTGAATGAAGCATCTAAAGAATCATCACCAAAGTGAATTTTTCCGTTTCTCCTTATTCCTATCAAAAGGTTGTTGTTTACATCAGAGAGTACAAACAGATATTCTTTGTTGCAGGCAACCTTTAATGTCGCATCATTTATATTTAAACCATTTACGCCAAGAAAACCGGTTTTCTTTGAAATAGAAAAAAGCAATTTACTAACTGTATCCGTAAAAGCTATTAAATATTCCTTATTAGCAACAATTTTAAAGAGATTACCAGTTTTTTCATAACCCTCTTCATTCTTTATACCTAAATTTTCATAAGCCTTATCTATCTGTGAAGATAGATTTTGTTTTTGCAAATCTGTATAATTTATTGCTTTATTAAACGTTTGCAATATAAATGATTTAATTTCAGAAGGAATACCTATTCCGAATACAAAATCTCCAGTACTTCTTTTGATACCAAAAGCTAGTTTTCCATTTACATCTGTCAACGCAAAGGCATACTCCTTGTTGGTAGTTACACGCAGAATGTTTGACAATTCGATGAATTTATCACTCACTGCTTTCTGAGACATAACAAGCACCTCGGAATCTCCAGACTCTTGGGCAACACTCTCCTTGTCGAACTTCTTGCCAAGCTCAACGTCCATATCCGCCTTGTTTGCCTTCTTGCGGATATTGTCTTCCTGCTGCTTGGCAATATCCGCAAGACCAGCGAGAGCACCGCCTACCCTCACGGCTGTGTTCTCGCCCACCTGCGTAGCGTTCTTTACCGCTTCCGCCTGCTGTTTAATTTCGTCTATTGCTGCCATATATTAATCTCCTATTGAGTGAATGTGCGCCCTCGTTCCTCGCTGTGGCTTTACCTCCCCTTTCGGGGTGAATGCCTTGAGGTATTCGAGTGCATCTGATAAATATCTTTCTGCCATATCCATGATGTCGTTGTATTGTTTGTTGTTTGATAAGTCTTGAATATGGTCTGAATAATCGTCTCTGTGGCGCATTCCACCTGCTCGGCTTATAATTGTGCCATCGGCACGGAAAAGCCTCGCATACGTGAAATAAGCGAGTGCCTTGCGTATTCCGCTGGTGTACTTCTGCACCTTGGTTTCGCCTTGGCTGCAATCGCCCTCCTTCTTGGTATATTCTCCACCGTCCAGGAAGACCGCAGGCTGGAAATCGGGCAAGACTGAATCGCCCCACTCTCCCTGCTCGGTCGCTGTCTTGAACCGCTCCCACCCGATGGCTGGTATGATGTTCGCATCTTCGCATTCACGAATGTATGCGTTCACTTCATCCTCATCTAGGTGTGCGCTGGTCGGTCGTGCCAGTTCCCGGAACTGTTCAACCGTAATAAGTTGTTTTCTTGGTTCTCTCATAGGCTCAATCAATTAATCTATCGTATTATTCCCTGCCGCCTCGCTGCTGATATACTTCAACGGCTGCAACTTGGGGTCTATGTTCTGAATGCCTGGATCGTGCCAGTTCTCGAAAATCTTCTTGAAGGCTCGCTCGATGAAACGCTGCTCGGTCGTCACTTCGCCTGCATAGTATTCGTAAGCGTCCTGCATAACTTGTCCGCTGAATCCCAGCTTGCCAATACGGATGGAGTAGAAGAGTTCTTGGTGGAACTGTGCGTAGATGCGCTCGATAACGCTGCTATCGGTCACGGAAAACTCCTTGTCGAAGTTCTTCGTTGGGAAAGCCACAACCTTCGGTTCGTCTTCCTCGTTTTCAACCTCGACCGCAAGAATCTTCGCTGTGTTCTCGTCCCCTTGGAACTGCAAAAGGTCTTCATCGGAAATCATCTGTCCGCTCTCCACCTCTTCGCCTTTCTCGTTGAACTTAGGCACGCCCTTCTTGGTTACGAGCATACACGATACGAGGAAGTTGTTGCGGACGTTTCTCATCTTCACGTTGCCCAGTCCCTCATCGGTCGAAATCTCCGTGATGGCAGAATCGTAGCTGGCTGTCGGATAGATAAACTTTCCGTCTAGGCTCTGCCACAGAATCTGCCCATTGTAGCTGTCGATACCGCCAGCGTTCTCAATCTGTTCAAGAACGATGTCGGGGTCGGGGTTGAAGGTGTTGATGCGCTCGATGGTCTTCTCGTTCACCATCAACCGCTTTCCGTTCCTCGTTTTCTTCTGCTCCCAGTCGGGGTGCAGCAAGACGTGCGCCACGTTCCCCTTGTCGTCCGTCTCTTCCAGTCGGCAATTTTCAAAGGGTACGTGGCTCACGCTCGACACCTGCCCGAGAACGTTGTAGTTCACGTGAAGGGCAAAGCCTCCAAACTTCGCAAGGTCGCCCGATACGTTCCGAAGCAAATCGTCTGCCGTGTCCCCTTGCTGGTTCATCGCTAACGCTGCGATAACATCGCTGTCGAAGCCGTAGCCCTCAATGAATCGGGCGTAGCGGTTAAGGCAGAGCATTGCCGTTCCGCTGGCTTCCGTGATGCGTGCGAGGTTCTGCGGATATAGGTTGTCATATCCGTATGCCTGCATCTTGAATCGGCTCACGTAGCCAATATCAATTCTTCGCTTCGGCTTCTTAACTGTCTTTACGTTCATCTTGCTTGTGTCGTTTTACTTGTTGTTTTGTTACTCTTCCTTGCCTGCTTTTTCGGCTTGGTCGAGGTCTTTCTTCTTGTCGCTGCCTTCTGGCAGCTGCTTGTTCTCGATGAGTTCATCGCTGGGTATCTTCTGGAAGTAGCTCTCCATGTGTGGGTACTTCGTCAGATATTCGTGCGCTACCTTGTCGGTCAGGTTCTCATTCGTGAAAATCTTACCGTGGTAGAAATCGGGGCAGGAAATGATGAAGCCTGCCTTCATTACGTAATTACATTGCTTTGGCATAGCCTTTTCTTTTTTGAGTTTTAGATAAATTTCAATAAAAGCATCGTGGTAACACTGCTGGCAGGTTGTCGGTACAAACCGCTTCCGTGTTACATTGAAATATAGAGTTTCGATAACTGCCTTGTCGTTTGCATCAAAGGGACTGTCAAAACGTGCCTTCAACTCCCCGACCTTGGCTGTTGCTTCCTCGTAGGTCATAGCTTAACCTCCTACGGCTGCTGTTGTCAGACTGGCGTACTTGGCTGCCGTTGTCTCGCTGTCGGTATCGAAAAAGAAGTAAGCTGCCTTCGGTACGCTCTCCTCTTCCAGCGTGATAAGCCAGCCGCCCTCGGTGTCGTCAGAGTACTTGTCGTTCTCGCCTGCGCTTGCCTTCAATGCCTGCGCATATCCGAATACCTGGTACTCTGCTTTTCCGTCCGCTCCCTTCGAAAGGTTGCGCAGGATGATGACAAACTTTCCGTTCGCCAAGCCGTCAATGATATTTGCGCAAACGTCAGGTGTGTTTGCCAATACCACGACTGCCACGGTGTTCTTCCAGCTGTTGCGGTACGTACCAACGGTAAGTTCTGTCCTGGTTCCAGTGAATGGCTTGCTGCCCTCCTGCCGGATAGCGTATGCCTTCTTGCCAGTCTTCAGCACCAATGTGTTGATTGTATTACCCACGACAACGGACTTGGTAAAGTCAATGTCGTCTCGGTTGATGATAAGTCCATCGCCCTCCAATCCCTTTGTTACTTGGTCTTCGCAAGGGATGATGATGTCCTGGGCGATAAGGCTCTCGCAAGTTGTTGCCATATTAATTCGTTTTAAAATTGTTATATCCCCAACACCCACAAAAACGGTGTTGAGGATTTGAAACTTAATACTTGATGAAGATATGGGGCGATTAGTAAGCTGCATGGATCATATTCTCTTCGAGGAGAGCCGTGCCAATCTTACCAGTTGCGTAGATGTAATTTCTTCGCTCCTTCTGGTCGAAGAAGATGTCGAGGTCGCTAATGAGTGCGTCAGCGTCAGTACCAACCATAAGGTGCTTAGGATTGCAGAATACCGCACGGTGTGGAAGATTGACAGTTGTCTCGCCCTTCTCGTATGCGTTAATCATTCTATCCCAGATGCCGACACGTGCAATCTTCACTCCGTTGTAGGTCGCTACATCGAAGCCATCGAACACCTTTTCCCACGGCATAATATCGTGGTAGGTCTGCTTGATGTCGTAGGTCAATGCGTCAGCAAGCGAGCGTGTCATAAGCAACACCGCATCTCTATCGTCAATGATGCGTGTGTCCACGTCCATCAAGATGGTGTCAACGAGTGTTGTAGCTGCACCCTTCTTGCGCAATGCTGAAACCTGCGCTGCTGCTGTGGTCTCGCTGTTTGCTGCGATGGCGGTATGGTTCTTGGCTGCTGTGGCTGTGAAGATGCGCTTGAATAGACCGTCACAGACGTTGAACATATTAACGTCCGACCCTGCTGTCAGCTTGCCGCCACCTGCACCTGCCAATGCTGCCTCCTTGTCACCGAACCAGCCGAATCGCCAAATCATCTGCTGCATGGCTCGCTGGAGTGCATCGGTGTAGATTGTCATAAAGTCGGTGCTGGTAAGGTCGCCAATGGCTGTACCAGTCTTAAGGCTGTATTCTGCGATTGAACCCTTCAATGCTTCGTAGCAAATCTTGATAGGGATTTCCCACTGTCCGAGTTCCCAACGCTTCATACTATTAGCGATGCCCTTCTCTTCGTAGGTAGGGTCGCAACCGCCACCCTTCTTGCCGACCATATCCATCTCACCGATAAGTGCGATAGGGTCATCGTTCTTGACCTTCATAATGTTCACGAATGAAGAGAAATCCTCATCCTTGTAGAAGGTCTCCTGCACGGCATCCTTGATGCTTTCGAGGTTTTCGGGCTGGAGTGTCAAGTTCTCCAGCTGCTTCTTTGTAAATCCTGCCATTATTTTCTTCTGATTTAATGGGTTAATACTTGGTTACTTCTTGCGCTTGCCGTGGAGCTTGGCAAGTCTCTCCTTGATGGCGTTCTTGCCTTCCTCGACTGGGTTCACGTTGTCGCCTGCGCCCTTGCCGCTTGGCTGTCGCTGTGCTGGCTGGTAGTGGCTGCTGAAGCCTGCCAGCACCTTCTCCGCACCGCCTGCCATCTTCACTGCATTCAAGATGCGCATATCTTCCTTGCTCTTCGCAAGTTTCTGTGCGCTTGCCAGCTGTGCCTTGGTGTCACTCAACTGCTGCTTGAGTGCTGCTACCTGCTGCTGCAACTTGGCTACGGTGTCGTTGTCGGTGCTTGATGCGCTGCCGCCCTCACCGCCTTCACCACCCTCATTGTCGGTGTCGTCTGCGGTCTTAATGTCGGTGATTACACCATCCTCGACAACGATTGTCTTGCCATCGGGCATTTCAAACGTTCCGTCCGGACTTGCCTTGTCGCCAACCTGCGGATCTCCCTCTTCTCGCTCAACGGTCAGTGTCTGTCCGTCCGCTGTGTTGAGTTCCATTGCCTTTGGCTCTGCCTTGGCTTGTGGCTCTGCCAAAGCCTGCTCTGCTTCCTCCAGTGTCTTCACGCCAAACTTTGCGAGAATCTTGTCGAGGAGAGAAGCCTTTACTTCTGTTTTCTTCTCCATTGCTTTTGGATTTTGTTGTTTTGAATTAATAAAATTTTCGATATTGCGCTTCGATGCGCTTGCGCTGATTGGTGCAACGGTGCTGCTTATAAGACCTAGGCGCAAAGCCTCGCTGGTGCTGATGAAGATGTCCTTATCCATCAAGGCTTGAATCTCTTCCCGGTCGCACCCGCACCGCTCTACGTATGCGTCCACCATCTTGTCCTGCCACATCTGCATTTCCTCGCCCTGGTTCTTCAAGTCCTTTGCGTTCAGCTGGTCGCCCATACACCAGCCGGGAATCCACGGATTGTGCAGGAGAAAGGCAGCGTTCTCGTATGCCTTGCGGCTCTCCTTTGGTGCTGCCAGCATAATGATTGTTGCCATACTAGCAGCCTTGCCCTCAATGGTGCAGGTTATCTTCTTGCCGCTCTGTCGCAGTCTGTCGTAGATTGCCCAGCCTTCGACAACCGAGCCGCCATTGCAGAAGATACGCATATCGATGGTATCATCATCCTTCGGTATGCTTACCGCAAAAGCATCTATATCTTGAAAACACACGCAGTCACCACCAAACCATTGATACCAAAACTTGTTGTCTTGGCTGTCGATGTCGTTGTATATTCGTAGTTTTGCCATTGAAACGTTATTTTTAAGTTTTAAAACGCTGCAAAGATACGATAATTTTCAATATGTTTATCTACTAAACAGTTAATTTTCCTAAACAAGCCGAAAATTTGCGCTCTAAGCGGCTTTTACTGCCTTGGGCGTATAACTTTACCACCTTCGACCAAAAACCGCTCTGAACGCAAATCTTGATGAAATAACAACACCGTTAGATCCTGCCGATATTCTCTATCGTCTGCACTCTCCGCTGTGTTCGGTTTATCTCTTCAACGCTCACTACTGGCTGTGGAGCCATCTGATACCCTCTTGCTACCGCTGCCGCCAGCATATCCATACCGATGTTGCTGCCTCCGTTGTTTACCACGATAGGCACGCCACCTCCCAGCTGGTTGAATGCGGATAATATCGGACTGAACATCGATGTCGCCTTGGCGGTCATTACGCTCTCGCCATTGGATAGCCTTGCCTGGATGCTGTCGCTCGTTCCAGTGCCTGCGCCCTGCACATATCCACCAGTGGAGAAGCCCTTGACGAGTGCTTTTGCTCCTGCAAACGCTGCCTTGATAAGTGCCATCAATGCTGCTGCGCTCGCCACACCTCCCCACGACTTGCTTGCAATCTCCTTGGCGAGGATTTGGGCAAAGTATGCGTTAACAGCTATCTCTATAGCGTCAAGTATTGATGTCAGCATCGATTTAAGGAATGAGTGTAGCGATTTATCCTCGCTCTCGAAGAACTCGGACAGACCGTCTCCCATAGTCTGTATCATATCGCTCATCATTTTCAGTTGTTCTTCCTTCAAAGATGCCTTTTTCTTGTTGGCTTCCTCTTGCTCCTTGACTTCTGCATCGCTCAAATCCTTCTGTAGCTGCTCCTGCACGGCTGCATAGTCCTTGTAGGCTTGAATCTTGCTTTCTAGGAAAGCCTTGTGTCTCTCCAGCTTGGCTGCATAGTCTTCCTCTCCAGTGCCACCGTTCATAATGTCCGCATCCCTGCGCTTCTTCTCTGCTTCCTCGAACTCCTTGTTGATTTCGTCCACAATCTCCTTGGCTTGGTTCTTGATGTCTGCCTTCGCCTTAATCATAATGTCGAGCAGCTTAGCCTGCATTTCCTGCGCCTTTTCCGCTCCGATTTGCCCTGCTGCCACGTATGCGTCAATGCTTCGTGCCACCATGTTCTTCTCCAGCTGTTCGAGGTCGTTGCTGTAGTCTCGGTCGTTGTCGTACATGCCTGCAAGGTATCGCTTCTTTGCGTCCATTACTTGCTCGTTGTACTGGTACTGGATAAGAGCAATCGCTTCCTGCAATTCCTTTTCCTGCTTCTTCCTGCGCTCTGCTTCCTCCTTTGCCGCCTTGTCGGCTGCTGCCTTCTCCTTCTTGGTCTTAGGGGTAGTGCTGGCGATATTAGTGCCGTCCTTGAGCTTTGTATTGTCGGTTGTGGCGGTCGCCATGGATGGCGCATCTGCGCTGACTGGTATCTTGATGTTAGCATGGTTAAAAGTATTCTTCATGCCACCCACGATAGCATCAGCCATTCCGCTGCCGAATTTCTTCAAGTCTCCCCAAGCCTCCTTCACGGTATTGCCAAGACCCGAAAAGATGGAGTTGAAACCGTCTCGCATCTTCTTCACGTCAAAGGAGAAAAAGCCCTCAAACATCTGCAACAGTCCCCTCGCTGGTCTTGCAACAAGCTTAATGGCATCTATGATGATGTTGAAGGCAACCAAGGCAATCTGCCCGACAGACTTAAACGCAAAGCCTATCAACTGAATCAATCCCCTAAATGCCACGCTTTGGTTATAAAGGTTGATAATCGCCCTCAATAGTTTCGTTAGATGGTTGCTCACGAATGTTGCCGCCTGAGCCTTCATCATTTCAAAGCCGCCACCAGTAACGTCAAAGAGTGCACTTGCGGTATCCTTCAAACGCTTGTTGGCTTCCACCTGCTTTTCCTGAGCCTTGGCAACATCACTGGATTGTTCCTTGACCTTATCCATGTTCATCTCAATGTCTCCGAGGGTCTCGATGTACTTTAGTCCTGCATCCTCGCCAGGACCTCCAAATATATCTGAGATGGCTGTTCCTACCTTGGCTGATGAAGCAGGGAACTCCTTTAGCTTGTTACCGACCTCCTGCATGATGTCGAATGTGGTCTTGCTACCATTTTGCAGTTCTTTCTGGACTTTCTTGCTTGATATACCTATGCCATCCAATGCGGCTGCTGTTGCGGTAGTCATCTCTCGAAGTCTAATATTACCCTCCTTGATGGTGTCAAGACCCTTATCAGAGAATATTCCCTGCTTGGTGGCGTTGGTTGAAATTGCCACGAATTGCTCCGCATTCAATCCAGCCTCCTTCAGGTACGTTGGGTATTCCTTCACGTTCTCTAGGAACTCATCACTAGCATTCGCACCTGCCACAAAGCCATCTTGCAAGAGCTTTAGCGATTCTGATACACTGATGCCAAACTGCTTGCTCATTACATTTGCGGATTGCAAGGTTTCGCCAAAATCCACGTCAAACGTCTCGCTGATTGCCAGGGCTTGATTTCTCACTGATTTCATTTCGTCCCCGAAAAGCCCAGTGAACTGCATGGTCTTTCGTGTGGCTTCCTCTATGCCCTTGTTGTAGTCATAGAACCATTTGAAAGCCATCCCGACACCTGCCACACCTGCCATGGCGAGGAAATAAGGGTTGGTCAATAAGGAAAGAGCCGTATTTTTCAACGCACCAAACTTTACCCTTAGGTCTTCCACGGACTTTCCCATTTCCATGACCTTTCCGATTCCAGTATCATCAACAACATCAAAACCGAAAAACTCGGTGTTCTGTAGGTCGTCAGCCGCCTTCATCATGGAATCGTAATAGCTGCCGACACTGCGCTGAAATCTTCCAGTAGCCTCCTCAGCCTCTTTCAGCTCCTCTATCAAGTCTTGTATATGCTCCTGCATCTCCTGACCCTTGGAACTATCACGCTCGGCACGGCTCATCTCATCGTAAGCCTTGGTGGCATTTGAAAGCTGGGCACGCAGCTGCTTCAAGCTGCCTTCCTGCTCGTTCTCTGTGCGCACGTTGTTCTGTATCTCCTTCCGCAAAGTGCGAACGTTGTACTGGTACTCCTTGATGGTTGCGTTGATGGCTTCCGTCTGCAACTTCATCTCGTTTGTCGTGATGGTCTTGTCTTTTTCCTGCTGCTGCAAGTCCTTGATGGATTGCTTTAGCTGGTCTATCTTCTCCTTGTATCTGATGATGCCATAGATTGCATCCTCGTACTTGACCTTGATGTCAAGTATCTGCTGTTTGTCTTCACTTACCATAGTTTTTTGTCTTTTAGTTGTTCAACTCTATCATTGTCACCTCGCAGTATCCGCTGTTTGTTGTTTTGATTTCAAGAACCGCAAAATACGCTCCGTACTGCGCAAGGTACACTGGCTTCGTTTCATCAAAGTTCAGTATCTCCAAATCGGAAAGGTTGAAACGTTCCGTTATCTGGTGCGGGTTCGCCACCGTCTTTCTCAACTTTTCCAGCTTGCTGTCGAAGATACCTTGCAGGTCGATGTTGAAAGCCAATGCCGCATAGCCGGCATCGGTTTTTGTTAGGTTCACGATTCGGTCTTTGCACGCCTTGTACTTGGTGGCTGTCTGTACCGTTAACGTGGTTCTACCAAAGGTACGTTGCACACTCTCCCACTCGTATATCGGTATGCGGTTTCCGTCCGTGGCTGCGAATGGCAGCGTGCAAACGTCCTGCGTATATTCCAGCGTCTTGTTGTCTATCTCCATATCCGCATCGTGCTTCTGATAGACGGTATCGTCATCCTTCCACTTGTAGATGTTATGCTGGCAATAGTCCTCTACGCTGAAATCGGTCTGCCTTGGATGGTTGCAGGCTTCGCTTGGAATGAGCTTCTTCGTCCAGTCCACCGCTTGCGCCTTGGCTTCCCATAGGCTCACGATGTCCGCAAACGCAAGTCTGCCATCGGTGAATCGCTGGCTTGGGAACGTTGATGTCAGAATGCAAATACATTTAAGAAAATCCGTCACCTTGATGTCTGGCAGGTTCTTGCCGATAGGGAAATTTCCTCCGTAGGGAACTTCATCGCTCTGACTGATGCTTGCAGAAATGCGTCCGTTGTACCCACGCAACCCTCTCAAGCCCCCCTTACCGTAGTGTTTGAACTCGAAGGTCACGATGTCGCTCTCTTCAAGTTGAATCTCCCCTCGTCCTGCTGCAAGGTGTATGAACCGTCCGTTTACCTTGTCCGAGTCGTAGTCTGTAATATACCTTCTAGAAGAAGCGTCATCTTCGTCTATCTCCTTGCCTGCGATGTATGTCTTGGTGTACTCGCTTTCCTCTTGGTCGCTCGTATGCTTTGAAACAACCTTGATTTCAACGTAGCAAGGATCATACTGATATACTCCGTTCCATTCGGTAGAGCCTTCGTAAGAGTTTCCGATGTGCCCATTCGGTCGTGCATTCGATGCGTCCCACGACCAGTTCATCTGAACATCGAAAATCATCGTGCAGGCAATCTTTACTTTCAGCTGGCTGTATCTGGTCGCAAGTTCCAGTCCCTCGAAGACCTCCGATAGGCTCGTTGGCTGGAATCCGAGAATGCCGAGGTTCGTTGTTGCGATGAAAGTACCCTCAAAGCTTCCTACGACCGTCTGTGCATCTGCCTTCCTTGTAATCAATGGGACAGCAAGCCCCTTGATGGTTTCTTTCGCCTGGCTGCTCCATCCGAATGCAACTCCGGTCTGTGCCGTGATAAGGTCTAGGATATATTGTGCCGTCACGCTTGGCTGGATTGCTCCCTTGTCGGCATAGCCAAAAGAGCCACCTCCACCAAATGAACCGCCTCCGCCAAACGTGCCACCGCTCGAAGAAGTCTGTACTTCCCTGCTGCTGGCTTTCGCCCGGTTCTCCGTCTCGCTCTTAACTTGAATGGTCGTGCCAGTGCTGTATTCCTTGATTGCGTTGATGACAAGCCACTCTGCCGTGGCTGGTGCTTGAAGGTCTATGTCGATTGGCTCACTCTCGCTGGTGTACTTCACGCTGTATGGTGCGAATCTCGATGTCTTGTATTGTGTTCCGCCCGATACGTAGTAGTTGCTTTCCGAACCTTCTCCTTCTATCCAGTAGAGCATTCCATCCCTTGATGGCTTAACGTAAATTAGCCTTCCAGCCTGCTTATACCTGGTTACGTTCACCGTGATTTCTGTTCCACCCTTGTCTGCTGGTATGTCTTCCACTCCCCAGGCTTCCGTAAACCCGGTCGCAGGGTCGTAGCTTCCGTATTCCACCTGCCCTGCTGGTGCTTCGTCCATCAATGCAAATCTGATGCTGATAGTCGTCATAGCAGTTTTCGTGTCTCCACTGGCGCAAAGGATGCCTGCACCTATTGTTGCTGGCAAAATCGGGTCGGGTGCTGGTATGGTCGGATTGGTTTCCGCCTCGGTTGTTCCTGCATCCGAAGCAAGGCTCACGATGTTCTTGTTTGTGTCGAGTATTGCCCAGGTTCGATAGTCCCCCTTTCCCAACACCTTGCTGATGGTCGCTCTCATTCCAGCCTCGAAAGGTATAATTGCGCACAAGTATGTCTCATCGGTCAACACCTCGCCCGACACGTACTTCCCGACCTCTGTTCCTGTTCTTATCTTACCGTCAACGAGTGAATATGTCGTGTTGCTATTCCCTCCAACGTTGCGATCATAGCCCTGCCAATCCTCGCTTGATGTCTTGACCGCTGCAGCGTCATAGGTTCCATAGAAAACTCCCTCGGAAATCGCCTTCTCGTAGGTGTAGGAGCTGTTGTTTCTGTTGAACCGCAGATACTTCGTGCAATTCAACTCGTTCAGCTTCAAATCGAACGATAGCAGCGTTGCCAATGCCTGGAACAATCCCCAATAAATCGAGATTTCGATGGTTTCCTTTACGCTCAGGACGCTTGCCCTTCCGTTGCGGATAATCTCCAGTCCGTTACGGAAATAACGTGCCGTGTGGAAAATATAGGGGTATTTGCTGTTTGTGCTCGGTTTTCCTGCAAACTCCAGCACCGCCATATTGTGTGCTGTCTTGGGCAGGTTGATGGTGTATGTCGTGTTGGCAGTCATTTTCGTGATGTCACGGAAAAAATTGCTCTTGATGTCGAGCGTGATTGCCGTTTCCTCGCTCATATCCATCAAGATGCCATCGATGTAAAGTTGCTGGTCTGTCATAGCTGCTGAATCTGTGTATTGTTAATAACTAGGTTGCAGACGAAATCCTGCAACTCTGCCGTTGTCTTGGTGTACGTTCCTGCCTTGATTGTCACGCTCTGCCAGTTGTTGTCCCCGAGGTACATATCAACGACCGGGCTGCTAGATAAGTCTTGCAGGAAATCGAACGTCTCGCTGTCCACAAGCGGTGCGCAAAGCGGTATGGTGTCCTCCCTGCTGTAGCCCTGCCGCCTGCCGTTCGCTCCGAGGTAGCCGAATATCGTATCGTCATACTCTCCGAGGTTGTTGCGAATGAAGCTGGTGTCGCTGCTTATCGCCCTGCTCTCATCGCCTTGCGTGAATAGCCAGTAACGGTAGAAGCCGTGTCGGTCAACCCAACGCAGGTAGATACCCTTCTCCGTGTCGTTCCTTTCTATCCTTGCAAGGAGAGACTGCTTGCCACCGCTCGCCATCGCAAAGGTAAGGTCGAAAACGTCTGTGAACGTTCCCAGCTCTATCTTGCCATCGTAGTCGTATATGTTCCAGTACCTAGCCTTGCTTGGCAGAACACTGGCATTGATGTCCACGATGCCAGCGATGCCCGGCTTAACTAACTTGTTTGGTGCTCCCTCGTAGCCGACAAGAATCTGGGAAGCCGCATTGAGATAAAGATCAAAGGAGAATGGGAAATGCGTGAACCATGTCAGCTTCTTGAATCCGTTCCACGTCTCGCCTGCCCTCATCGCTCCCCACACGTAAAAAGTCGTGTAGCTGAATGTCGCGATGTCGCTCCCCTCGCTGTCCTTGACCTTCACGGAAATATTGAACGCTGCCCCGAGGTTGCTCTGCTGAATCTCCCTGGTATAGTCAAGGTTCCCGAAGCTGATGCCATCGAAGAGTGCCTGCACATATTCCCGGTAGTCCATAATGCAGTTATCAGCAAACGCTTCCACGCTGTACGTGTGCGCCCTGGTCTCTCTGCTGATGGTTGTCTCGATGCTCGCAACGCCAGAGCCGCTCGCCTTGATGATGCAGGGAAGGAATGCGAAGCCTACAGCGTCCGCATACTTAATCGTGATGCCGTTTATCGTTGTCTGTCTCATACCGTCTCATTGTTAAGTTTGATACTTCCCACCGACTGGTGGATTAAGAAAATAAGTCTCTGCCCCAACCGCTTCATCGTATCGGGCACAACGTTGCTGTAAACGTCAGCTCTGCCGCCAGTGCGGTGCAGTTTAGAACCCTTGTTGGCGATGGTGTGGGCGATGGCTCCTGCCATGCTCATGTCGCCACGCTCTTGTGGTGTATACTTGTGCTGCCGCTTGGTCTTGTAGGGGATAGGTCTGCCGTGCAGTCCCTTGTCCTTCATCCACTGCCGGATGATGCCACGGAAGCCGTACGGTATCTTTCCTGCCCTTCGTCCGGTCTCGAGAACTCCGAATGGCTTGTGTCCCCAGAGGATGGTTTCTTCCTCGCTGGGCTGCTCCACCTTTAAGCTCGCTATGGTGCGCCCCGATGCGTTCTGTCCGTTGATACGTATGTGGTTGATGATAAGTTGCCGTGCTCTCTCCACTTCCTCACGCATGATGATCGATGCCGCCTTGGGGTCGAATTGAATACCTCCCTTGCTCATACCTCACACCCTCCTATGCTCTGTGTCAGCTGAAGGGAGTACATTACGCCCGACACGATCGTGCTCAAACGCTCGATGATGGTCTCGTAGTACTGCTGCCCTTCCAATGGTTCAAACTGGTGCGACTGGTTGATGGCTCGTATCATCCTCGCCCCTGCCACCTTCATTCGGTCGATGCACTCTCCGTTGTCTTCGCCCTCCGCTCCCCTCGGTACGGTGTCGAGATAAGCCAAGGCAACGTTCACGGTATCGTATACCCTGCCGTTGCGTATCTCTGTCGTGCCGCTGGCTGGGATGATACAGACGATTGCAGGATAGTTCAGTTTCTCCAGCTTGGTGTCCGCTGTATCCCAGTCCTCAAATAGGTAGGTGTAGTCTGGTAGCGTGTCTGCTGCCAGCTGCTTTAATGTCTCTCTGATTGTTGCCATAATTATCTAGATTTACGTTTCATTTCCTCCGCTTGCAACTTCTGCAGGTTCCGCTCGTACACGCTTCTCTTGTTGTCCATTTCCATGCACTTGTAGATGCGAAGCCATGGTGTTTTCAGAACTTGGTCGTGGTCGCTGATGCCCATCCTTACCGCATACCAGTCGAGCATGCCGAACAGTCCGAACCGCAGGGTATCGATGCCTGCCTCCTTCTCCAGTCTCGTTGGCTTCGCTGTGTCTGTACTCTCGAAGAGTTTATTGATGCGCTCGACCTCTGCTGTCACCCATCCGATGAGCATAACGACATCAACCGCCCTAGCCTGCTCCACTTCCTTGTGGCTCAGACCGAGGACGGTTGTCACTATCTGATACAGACTTTCCTCGCTGTCTGATAGCTGGGAAAGGTCAATCAGCTGTCCGATTGATAGCTGGTTGAGATTGTCGGGCACTTGTTTCCCTCCGACAAACGCTGGTCGTGGCTGCTTGCCGATTTTGTAGCTGGTGTGCCGAGCAACTGCCAGCCAGTACTTGAATGTCGTGTTCTTATCCATACGCTTTATATTTTTGTATTATCTTTGCCTTAATACGTGCGCCCTAGCCGTTCCATGGCTTGCTACGGATAACTTCTTCAAGGCTACGTATCGTATTGCGTCTATGCCGTGATTAAATGCGTCTATAGGCTGGTTCGTTGTCTCTCCATCCCTTGACTTCTTCCACTTGTATTGCTGCATGTTCCCGATGATGCCGTGGCTGCGTCTTGTTATGTTGATGCGAAAACGCTTCAAAATGTCGATGCCGTTGTTGATACTGTCCGCTCCCTTGGTGCTGCCGATTATCCACAGCCCTCGGTTGTGTATCTCCTGAATGCTCTTAGGCTCTGCCGAATCCGCAATGATAAGGTCTCGTTTCGTCCGTCCTTGTTCCTTACATCGGTCTGCGATGTCATCGTTCGTCATTCCAGGCTGGTAAATTTCTTCGTCCACCCATAACTCTCCGTGCGCCAATATAACGTGCTCCAGCGCAGTTGGGTCGTTGGTGAATCCGAAGTCCATACCCCTGCATTCCATTTTCCACTCCTCCCTTGGTGGCAGCTTGTCAACGATGCCCCAGTTTGTGAATATAAGCCCGGTAATCTTTCCGGTCAATCCTCTAGCGTACACTCGCCACAATTCGGGGTCGTCAATCTCTTCAATCTTTTTGTGCTCGCTCTCTGTAAGGAATCGGTTGTTTCGGTGGTCGCTCAAAATCAATCTGCAATCATCCCTTCCGATAATGTTGTTGTGCACCCAAAACCTTGCACTTGGGTTGTAGTCGATGAACACCTGCTTTCGGGTTCGGATGGCAAGCTGCCAAAATACTTCGTATGGCACACCGTTCGCCTCGTTCACGAACAGATAGTCTCGCTTTCCGTTCTTCGCATCCTGCGCATCTTGGTAACTCTTGAACTCGATGATGGAGCCGTTCTTTCCTCGGTAGCTGCTGTCGCTCTTGTTATTCTTGAACCAGTCCAGCAACTCTGCCCTTGAGTGCAGGATGGTGTCGAGGTCTCGCATGGCTCCCACTTTCAAGTTCGGGAGGTCTTGACCGCACACCGTGATAATTGCCATCGGATGCTCAAAAGAAAGCACTATAAGACGCTGCATAATGGTGTATGTCTTCCCCGAGGACGTGCCTCCTTGGTTTACTAGAAACCTTGGCTTCACGTCCGCATTCGGTTCATAAAGTTCACCAATAACGTCAAATAGTGCCATTCTTTCAAACAATAAAAACTTAAAACAAAATTATGGTAAAAAATTATTCTTTGTCCAATCCCTCACGCTCGATTACTTCCTGCTCGCTGGATGCACACTGGTGTCCCGAGTTGATGTAGCGTACCTCGATGCCGCCTTGGAAGCCTGCGTTCAGGTCGAGCACGACCTTATCCAGTCCGAGCAGCTTGCAAATCTGCGTCTCTGCCTTGATGATGATGTCGAGGTAGCGTGGTTCTCCGAATCCTCGCTTCTCAGCATCGTACATTATCGCCTTGACGGTCTCGATAGAGATCTGCTTTCCTCGCTCATCTACGATTGGCAGTCCCTGCTGGGTCGCTGTCTTTTCGTGGTAGTCCTCTTTGGATTTCTCCCAGGCTTCCCACGCTTCACGTATCACCAGCTTCAACCTTGCCACCTCGCTGGTTATCTTTTCGTCTGTGTCGGTCAGTCTCTCTTCCCTCCACTCCTTCAATAACCGCTGAATGTCGCAGTGCGCTTGGTTGTATTTCGGTCTGTCGAGCCGCTTGCGAACCTCTGCCGTGATTTCTCGCTCCGTCCACCCTCTGCGGTATAGGGGTGCGATAATCTGCAGGCGGTTCTCGATGTCTATTTTCTGCGCTCGATGCTTGTTGTTATTACCTTGTGGCATATTTTGATTCCTTGAAATTTATTTGATTTTTTATAAAAATTCTACTTGAAAAACTTGCATATTTCAAATAAATTTCGTATCTTTGCAAACGTAATAAGGGAAGAGTCCTTATTTACTGAAACCCTCCGAGGATGAGGGAAAAGTAAAATGAAATCCCAAAGCCTTATGAGAACTTACATTTCGATTAGGATTTGGAAAATCAAAATAACCTTCACGATTGAGCTCTGAGGGTTTTGATTATTCCAAGGGGTGGTGCTCGAACCACCACCCCACTTTGGGATTTCGTTTGCAAATTTACGAATTAATTTTCATATCACCAAATTTTTAACATTATGAGTACTACGAATGAAACTACCTCCAAATCTTGGGGAGGTGCTCGCAAGGGTGCAGGGCGAACGAAGAAATACGCTGCAACATTCTATTTCGGTGCTACCGAGGACGTGGCTAACATCTTGGCAGGGGTCGATAAGAAAGACCGCAGCGACTTCATCAACCAGTGTATTCTCAAAGCGATTGGCAGGGGTTAATCTCCTGCCTTTTTCGTTTCCGCTCCCTTGGAGGTTATTTTCTGCGAATTTTGCGTGTGTGCCGCTCTTTCTGCAAACTGGTGTAGTTTATCAACCTTGAAGAGAAAAGCCGACACATCGCAACTATTCGACCTGCTTCTTAAATTCGTCTATCTTGACTGCTTTCTCGCCAGTCAGCTTTTCCCATCGTGCAATGATAACATCGCAATAATGTGGGTCGAGCTCCATCAAGAACGCATTTCGGTTTAACTGCTCGGCTGCGATAAGCGTTGTGCCACTACCACCGAACCCGTCATATACATTCCAACCTTCCTTTGTGCTATTGCCCATCAAATAAGCAAAAAGCGGCACTGGCTTCATCGTAGGGTGTTCCCTTGATACCTTAGGTCGAGCCATATCAATAACCGTTGTCTGCGCTCTGTCGTTGAACCAATTGTGCGCACCTCCATTTTTCCATCCATAAAGACACGGCTCATGCTTCCACTGGTAGTCCTGCCGCCCGAGACAAAGCGAATCCTTGTTCCATATCAATGTCTCACGTAGCTCCAAATCTTTCGTGCTCATCAAAGCCTCTCTGAACCACATCGAATAATTGTCACTGTGGAAAATATAGAAAGCAGCACCCTTCTCCATGGTTTCTTCTGCTGCCAAAAATGCAGCCGATAGGAAATCTCGGAACTTGTCATTATCCATTTTGTCGTTCTTGACCGTCAGCCCATCCGTTCTATGCTTTCTCTTGCTCATCATAGCAGAACCTTCGTAGCCATATCCAACATTGTATGGAGGGTCTGTAAGATACAGATTAACCACTTGCCCCCCCCATAAGGAACTTGACCTGCTCTGCATCCGTGGAGTCACCACACATAAGGCGATGTTTTCCGAGTTGCCACAGTTCGCATTCCTTGCACCGCTGTGGGATTTTCTCTGTATCCTCATCGAACTCATCGTCCTTTGCCTCCTTCTGATCCTCGTCTGCCTGCTCTCCATTTTTTAAGGAATCAGGACTCATCCACCCTTGCAGCTGCCAGTCTTGAATACCCCAGTCCTTCAAGAGGTCGGTATTCCACTGGTTCGCCAGTGCATCGGTGTCCCAGTCTCCGAAGCCTGCATTATCCTTGATGATGAATTCTTTCTTCTGCGCCTCCGTCAGGTCTGATGCCTTGACGATGGTTGCAGTTGGCTGCTCCTGCCACTGGCTCCAGTAGTTGGCGATTGCCAGCTTCTCTGCATCGGTCAGCCGCTGGTCTGTGTCGAGAACGTCCATGATGGCTTCGGGGGTCATGCTCACGATGTGGCAGAGTGCCCTCGTTCTCATATTGCCACCCAGTGCCTTGTAGGTCTCGTCTACGACTATAGGGCGAAGCTGGAGCATCTTAGGAAATACAAGAATGCTCTTTACCAGCTTTTGAAAATTCGCCTCAGTTATGGTTCTCGGGTTCGCTTCGTTCTCGCTGACCCTCGATAGTGCGATTTCTTCTGTTTTCATTTTCTTCTTGTTTTAAGTTCAAAATTCGTGCTTATCTGATAAACACTGGCGCAAAGATACTACTTTTTTGCTTTAGTTGTTCGCTCTTTGCCCACTTTTAACTTTTTCCAACACTTCGTTTTATCTTATCCATCAAAGGCTCTGATGGTCTTCTGAAGGGTTGTCAGTGGCTTCTTTGGCTTGACCTTGACCGGGTATCCTGCGCACACCCACGCGAGGAGAAGTGCGTCTCTCTGGTCTTGGTTCATTCTCGGGAGCTTTCCGTCTGAGCTGATGAAGTAGGCGATTTCGTCTTGCGTGATTTTTCCGTCCTTGCCTTTCCAGCACTTCTTCAGCGGCTTGATTATCTCGTAGGGGATATTGTAATGCTCGCAGCATTCTACGATAAGGATTCCAGTCTGATGGTTCATCCCGGTTGAGCGTCCGATTGCTGCTGCCTTGACTGCCGACATAAATCTGCCTAGTACGTGCCAGTTGCTCTTGTTGAGCCAGCCGCCTTCAATGACGACCTTAATCTTCTTGCAGCTCTCGTTCATTGCCTTGAGGTAATCTATCAAAGCTGGAAAGTTCATTTTGTAGGCGAGAAACTTCTTGTCGTCAAATACTGCTCCGACACCGCTTTTCTGGTTGTCTGGGTCGATTCCGATTATAACTGTTCCTTTTTCCATTTCGTTTTACTTTTGTTTTATTTTTGATTTTCTTTTTTCGTTATTTTCTTGAAATTTTCGTTCTAAGCCGTTATCTCTTTGTCTGTGGGTAGTTGTTCGGGTTGCGGAATGCTACGTGCGTGTGTGCGCTTGTGTGCGCTTGTGCGCTAGCTCCCTACTACTATCCTCTATCCTATAGTCCTTTCTCCTTTCATCGTTCTGCTGGCTTGAAACGGAAAAATCGAGGGAGTGCCTGGCGATATGCAAAATAAAGAATATCTCGTACCGAATGAGTTTATCTTACAATCACCTCCCTCTTTAGGTTGCAGGAAGTTCCCGATGTTCCTTGTTTCGGGATTCCTGCACTTAGCTGTCTTCTGTTATTTCTTCGTGTTCCACCTCGCTTTCTTTTTAATCGGAATGAATGCCGGACGACTCTCGTCTTTCCGAGTTGCCAGATTAATAATTTAAGTGATTTCATTGAGCGCAAAGATACAGTCTCAAATGTGTTTAACTTTATGTTATTTGCCGTTTGCGGTCGTTCATTCGCTGGTTAAGTACTTATCTTGCTGCTTGGAGAAAGGATTGCTCCTTCTTTCTCCTTACACGCTCTGCAAGCCACTTGAAGTGCTCTGCCGCCTGCGGATCACGGAAAATGGAAGCCTGCGCTTCCAGGCTTGCCCTATCCAGCTTCTTTCTTTCGGCTTCAATTCTCCGCAGCTTCTTCTGCTTGTCGTTGTAGCCCTTGACCTTTTCGGGGTTCGCCTTTCTCCAGTCGCTCGCAAGCTCAATCAATCTCTGTCGGTTCTTGCGGTAATACTCCGAGTTGTACTGAGAGACGTTGCGCCTTATACGCTGCCTTTTTCCGTACTCTCTGATTCTGTCGGGGTTCGCCCTTCTCCATTCCCGGTTTCTCCTCATCATTTCTTCACGGTGCAGGACGTAGTATCTGCGTGCTCTCTCACGATTATGCTCTTTGAGTTCCTCGTCAGTGTACTTCTTCTTTCTTCCCATTGCATTCCTTGATGTCTTGATGTTCTACATATTGCTTGCGCTCCGGGCAATAGATGCCATTTAAGCAGTTTCGTCCGGAATCGCAAGCCTTGCACAGTTCGCTCGCCATACGTCTTAGAATGGCAGGTTCTCGATGTCGTAGGAAGTGAAGGCGATATTCTCGTGCCCCTCGAATGGGATGCAGCTGGCGAAGTCAGCTACTTTTCCGCTGTGGATAGTCAAGACTTTGTGTCTCCACGCAAAGTCCTCTCCACGGTCACGGACAAAGAACGCTGGTATCCACTTGCATTTCCCTCCGTTCCTCACCAGCACCTTGTCGAAAGGCTTGAATGGTGGCTGCTCCTTCGCTTTCATTGCTTTCTTTTCTTTCTCAACCCATTGGGTGTAAGCCTCTTTAAACGTGACGGCTTCGTCCTCTGTTGCTGCTCGCAGTTCCTCGTGTACGCTGATACGCAGGTCGAAGGCTTGGTCGGTCACGAACTTCTCGTTCTCGATTTCGTACTGGTTGCCGAATGTCAGCGTGTCCTCGCTCTCGTTCTTGCCGATGAGGTTGCCGATGATGGTCAGCTCTCCGTCCTCGTCGTCCTCGTTGAAAACGTAAAGGTTGCCCAACTCAAACACTGGCTTCGCTGGCTTCTCTATCTCCAGGGTCTCACGGTTCAGCTTTCCGCCCAATAGCTTCTCGATGAATCCGATGTAGGTCTTGGCTGCATCCTCTGTTTCTAGAGTGAATTCTTCTGTTATGGCGTTGTCACATTTTCTGAGGTAAGTATATCCTTTCTTGCCATTTTTGCAATAATAATACTTACCAGCAAAAATTGTGTAAGTATCATCCGTAAACTTCTCGAAGATAATATGCGCAGCACCATCTTCGGTAACCAGCACGTCTCCCTTCTTCCAGGCAAACTTGCTCCAGTCTCTCATTTTATCGGATGGGAAAAGCATTACTTCGCCTCCCTCAATCCATCTGCCGTTCTTGTTGTAGGTGTACTCTCCGTTCTTGTCCGTAGTCCAGATTGCTTCCCCTGCTTCCTTGTTGGTTGCAAGATAAGCGAATCCAACCTTTCCGCACATTGGCGTATATAACTTAGTGCCAACAGGCACACCCTTCAAAATCTCGTAAATATCAAAATCTTTCTGTTCCATAATCTGAATGTTTTTTATTGTTTGTTACTCTTGTTTCTTTTGTCTGTTACAGCTTGGTGCGTCCCAGTTTCTTGTACAGTTCAACCAGCTCCATGGTATCGAGCCAGAAGTCGGTGTTGCCAACGTATACGTGATGGCGGTGGCTGTCCGTGATGATTTCTATCTTCTTCATTTTCAACTACGTTTAAAATTGTTTGTGTCCGCATTGTAATCCTTTAGGATACATTCGAGTGCCTTGATTTCATCATCTGCCAGCCAGATGTCTCTGTCTCCGACTGTCAGATGATGAAGACCACACCCACGGACCAGTTTAATATTATCAACTCTGTTCATAGCCAATACGGTTTATATGATAACTATTTGAAAAGTTCCATCTGTGGATGAACGATGTCTGCCCGCTTCTTCTTTGCTGCCCAGATGAGAAGGCTGACGTTCTTGGTTCCAGCCTTCTCCGAAAGGTAGCCGATGATGTAGGTAAGTGCATCTTGAACCGCTTCTGCCTCACTGCCGTAGAAGATGCTGATGGTATCATATCTGCTCGGGTAGCCGACCTGGCTGTCATACCCGGTCTTGCCGTTCTGAATACTGAACCCCCATATCCATCCGAACTGCGTCTTGGCGGTCGTTACCTTCCATCCCCAGTTATCTGCACCCTCTACGGAATACTCGATTACGTGCGGATTGATGCAGAAATCCTTGATGGTGTACTTGAAGCCTTCGTGCTCTGCGACCGGCTTCTTGATGTCGTAGCCGTTATCGGTCAGCCACTTGAACCAGTCGTCCGAGGTCTTGAAAACAAGCCCAGCGGCACGGCATTCGTGGAAAAACAACTCATTCATTTCTATTCCCCCGATTTTTGATTATCAGCAATCAACTTGCGTAATCTAGATATAACCTCACCTGCGTTCTTATCGTGCACTCCTTCATATAGCCCAAGATGCATCATAATGATGTTAAGAGCAGGGTCATCTATCTCAATAGCCCTTTCTGCAAGTATTCCAAGTACACGTGTCAAAATCGTAAAAGTCACTGGATAGGGAGTGGCTTTTGAACACTCAGCTATTTCTTTCAAGAGCCTTGGAATATCAACCTTAAACACCATGTCGTTCATAACATAGTTCTGAACATTCTTGCTTTTGATTTTCTTCATATCATTCATTGCTCAATCTCTATAAAGTGACAATCTCCGCAAAATGCGCAAGCACAATACTCGCCCAGTTCCTCGGTATCAAGGGCACACACATTGCAGCCACTTTCATTACAAGTATCATTCTCAACTTTGAGAACCTTGCCTTCTACATTCAGAAGCGTACCTTCCTCGAAATCCTTGGCTATTTCGTCCGGTTCATTAATTACAATTACTTCTTTTTCCATAATTCTTTCGTTTTAAGCGTTTAAAATCTGTTTGCCTTATAATTTACCGTCCGAACCGAGAAAACGGCTCAGAGCGGCTTATTTTGCCATAATTCGTTATTTTTCGGGCTTCCAGTCGATGCCCAGCCGCTGCAGAACTCCCTTCTCGTAGAATCTCGCCAGTGAATCCTTGGCTGGCTTGTTCCTTGGGTTCTTCTTCAAGTCGGCAAGGTTCTGCTGGATTACCCATCGGAACTTGTTGTCCTGGCTCTGCTGGGATGCTGGCTGTCTGTGCTTGGCTAGCTCGTAGCGTTCCCCGATGCTCAGTCTTGCCGTTGCCGCTGGATCCTGCGCCCTGGCTTCTGCCGATTGCGGCTGCTGGCTTGCGGCTGGCTCGGTGTTGTTGAAGTTTCCCTCCAGCACCTTGGCGAAGTTCTGCTCATTGCCGAATATCCAGTCAAACTTGCTAACCCATCCCTTCTTGTTGTTTCCGTTCATAAAGTCAGAAGCCATCGCGATGTCAATTGCCCGGTACAGAATCTTCACGTCTCCCTTACACTGGCGTAGCCTTGCCTTGACCATTACCTTGCGGTTCTCGGTCATAAGCGTAATAGGTGGCATCACGCTCTTCGTCTCATAATGCTTGCGGTTCCAGTATTCCTTGATGCCTGCGTAGTCGATTTTCTGAGATTTCGAAACCTTGCCGCCAGCAGGTGCTTCGGTCTTGACCGATGCACTCAGAATACCTTCTTTAGAAGGTTCTAATATATTTGTTTCTTTAGAAACATCATTATCACTATCATTATCATATTCATTATCATTATCATTATCATAAGGTGAACGTTCGTGCACGTTCGTGTTATTTTCGCACGTTCGTGAACGTTCGTGCACGTTCGTGTTACCTGCTTTTTCTCTTGCCTCTCGCTTTTTTCTTTCTCTTTCAAGTGCAATCTGTCTATTTTTCTCACACTTGGCTTGATACTTGTCTTGATTGCGCTCGATATTGTCCTTGATAAAAGCAAAAGCCATACGCACGACTGGTTCGAGACTGATAATCTCCCCATCCCTTGCGTAGAGAAATATCGCTCTCGTAAGTTGCCCGAGTTGTTCATCGGTCAGCCCCTCGATAAGAGCGTAGTATGATGTGTATAAGATAAATGAATCGTTCATAATTTTATTCTGATAATGATAGTTTCTTTTCCAGCTTTCGTTTGAGCACGGTAGCCCTGCAAGTCTGGTTGACTTCCCTTGTACTGAGAAGTCGTGGCTCTGTCTTCATCTTGGCGATGTAGGCTTCCAGGTAGCCCACAATCGCCTTGATGTCTGTTGTCGATACTTGGTGCATCATAAGCTTGAAAATTTACTTGATGAGTAACCTTCGTGCTCCCTGCACCTGCTTGATGTATGCAGCGCATTCCTCGGGATGGTCAGTCTGAAAAGCCTTTGCATCGAACTTCTCGCTTGCCTTCGGTGCTTTCCACGTTGCCAGCGTCTTGCCGTTTCCGTCCACGATGCTCTCAGCGTCACCGAAGAACAGCTTCAAGTTGTCCTCGATTTCCTTCTGTCGGCTCTCCAGTGCCTTGCCCTTCTCCTTGATGTCCTTCAACTCGATGAGCATATCCCCGACTTCGGCAGTGGCTTCAATCTCCTTTCCTGCCTTGTGCAGTGGAGACTTCAGAAGAACGTCTTGTGCGCTGTAGGCTGGTGGCTCTTGGTTGCCCACGATGTAGTCAATCCAAAACTTGGTTATCTCGTCACGCATCCATCTGTAAAATTCGGGGTCGAAATCGATGTCACGGTAGCCGAACTCCCTGCCTGCTGTCAGCCAGGCAAGTGCTCCGTCCTTGTATTCTCCCACTCCGAGGTTCATTTGTAACTGGCAGAACCAATGCTTCGGAAGGTCGTCTGCATCTATCTGCATCTGCGTTGTCTTGCACTCCAGGATGCTCTTGCTCGCCTCGTTGTGCGTTGCCCCGACTCTCCAGAAGGTGCGATCAGGAGATACACGCAGATATGGTGCATCGGTGTTCGTGATGGTGTAGTCGTCAGTGCTCGCCTTGATGATGTGGCAGTGACTCTCTCGCTGGAAGAACTGCGCCACGGCATCCTCAAGCAGGTGTCCTGCAACCATCGCAAAGTTCTCAACCTTTGGTGGGTCGATGCCCTTCTTGCGTCTCCACAACTGGTATGGGGTCTCCCATGGGTTCAGTCCCAGCACCGTGCCTGCTTCACTTGCGCCTATTCCGTTCGAGCGGTTCTGCAACCACTCCTCTCTGTTCTTGTACTTGATTATCTGTTTCATTGTCTGAATGTTTAAAAAGTTGCCACGGCTTCCCTTTGTCTCGATGGGACCCAACCCCATAGGTTGCACCGTGGCGGTTCGGGCTATTATAATAAAATGGCTTATTTCTTCTCTGCCTTGCCAGTCTTGCCCTGGCTGCGGCTCATTGCCTGCTGCGCCTTATTCTTTGCATCATCGGCTGCTGCCTGCGCCTGCTGTGCGATGGCTTCCTGCTGCTTCGGCTTCTTGAAGGTATCCTCCACGGTGGTCGTGCCTTCCTTGATGGCATTGTACACACCGCCCAGCTTTTGAATGTCCTCTGCCGTGACTTCCTCGGCAGATTTCCTGCCCAGGTATTCCAGAAGCATAAGGTCGGTCACTTGGTAAACCTGGAAGCAGGCAACGCAGCTCTTCCACTGGCTCTGCACGCCAGTCTGCTTGATGTGCTCCAGTGCCTTTGCCTGCACCTCCTTTACTACGCTTGAAATCAGCACCTGCGGCACGACCTTGCAGATTGCGTTACGCTGTGCGATCGCCACCGCTGCATTGCCGACTACAACCTGCATATCCTGCGAGAAGGTGTAGCCCTTAGAGGTCAGAATGCTGCGCTTCACTTCCACGGAGTAGGCAACATTGCTCTCGAGGTCGTGGCAGATACCTTGTGCCGTGATGGTCTTGCCATCGTTTGCGATGATGCGACCCGCGATGCGGAGGTTCTTCCAGCAGGCAGATATAATCTCAGTGAATCTCACGCTCGGACCCTCGATAATAGAAATCTGTCCGTCCTTGCCCTTGCGTTCGAGGTGATAGAAGCAGTTGTATGCCACATCATCGTCCATCGCTGCCAGTGCTACCATATTCTGCTTGCACTGGGCTATGTCTCTTGGGAACTTGTGCGCTGTTGCAATTTGTCCGTCAATCTCCGAGCGGTTGATGGCTTCCAGCATTTCGCCACCGCTTACTTGAATAATCTCATTGTCCATAATTCGTTCAATTTCTAGTTCAACATAATCTTTTAATTAGCTCTTGTGGAAGGCTGGGATTCGAACCCAGTTGAAACCTAAACATTCCCTTCCGTTGTAGGGCGCACGCTGTCAGTTTCCGCATATTTGCAGTAAACACTAACAACGAAAAAAACATTATCCATTCTAACCAGTATGAATCTTTGCGTGCGCCCTTTGCCCACCGCTGTGGGGATTTTAGTGTCAATAACCGTTATAATAATTTATGAAGCTTAAACAAGTTGAGCCATAAGAATGTCGAGCCTGCTTTCCTCGAAGGTGTCCATCGGGTCTTGGCATGCGTGCTGGCTGTTCTCCTTCAGCCAGTCGTCCATCACGTCTTGATAGTTGACGCAGCCCTCGATGGCTTCCTCAAGCCGCTCGCTGTCGTTATTGCTGCTCTTGTGCGTCACGACCGCAATGTTGCCCACGCTGTCACACCATACGCAGATGCCTCCTGCCTTGGTCTTGATGTCCACCCTTGCAACAGCTGGTCGCTGTGGGTCTCGGTCTATCTCAAGCCAGATGGCTTCGTACATCTTCTTCCTGCACTCCTCGATTATCTTCCTCATTTATTTCCTCCTCTCTGATTGAATATGTAACTTTGGAAGGTCTCACGGCACGACTTCAATACCTCGTTTCCGCCAATTCCGTCCAGTGGTATGAGCGGTATATTGTCCAGTGCAACGCATAGGTTGCCTTGAAACTCTCTGTACTGGATTCTTCGCTCTGCCTCTAGATAGCACTTGTTGTTCAGTTCGCAGCACTTTCTGGTCTTGCGGTTCGCCTTCCAGTTAGTGATAAGCCAGCAGATGTCTGTGTACTTCACGATCATCCTGCGCATATTGATTAATAACTTGCTCATAGGGCAACCCTCCACGCTCTCTTGATTTCTGCGCCCTCGATAACCTTGCGGTTGTCGATTCTGCGGAACTTGACCTTCATCTTTCCAGCCTGCAACCATCTGCGCAGGGTGTTGCGATGGATGCCCAATGCCTTGCAGGTTTCTGTCATTGTGTATCTGCCTGCATCAGCTACCTTTGGTTCTATGTTCGTCATATTATGCCCTCCAAAAGATTAAAGTTAATACTATGGCAGCAAATGCCACTGATAAGAACTCGTCACTTGTCACAAACTCGATAAACTTCTTCATACGCTCTGAATGTTTAAATGGTTCTACTTACTTGCGAACGGCTGCACGTCTCTTCTTTGGTGTAATCACTCCAGCCTTGATGAGACAGACACGCACGTTCTGCTGAGTGCAGCCTACATGCTGCGATACTGCAAGCATTATTCTGCTGTCCGAAGTCTCGGCAGGTGCCTTTGCTCGGAAATCTGCAAACATCGCAATGATGTTCTTCTTTCGTTCGTCCTGCTGCTTCTGCAGCGGTGTTCGAAAATCATAATTGAAATTTTCTCCCATTTTTATTTGCGTTTTAAATTATTTTCTTTATCTTTGCAAAAGAGTTTTTAAACTCGTTTCTGAAATCGTTTGCAAAAATAAAACAAATATTTTAGATTACAAAACATTTGGTAGTTATTTTAATATTAATTTAATTTTATTTAATTTTGTTTTTAATATGAACGGAGAAGAATTAAAAC